CTTTTGTACATAGTTGTATTTTTTAAGTGGTTATGAATAGCGGCCATAATTTCGGCCTTGCTTAGTTTGTTACTGTATCGGCTGGGGTATGTTTCGCTGTAACGTAGCGTTGCCCGGTCAAAGGTAATGATACAATCTCCTGCGTGGTTGTACCGGTTGCCGATCCTTTCGGTCAGTGGGATGGTGAAGGTGTGGTGCATAATAATTGCGCGTTGAACAGTCGCGCCCCTGTGTTTATTATTAAAGATATCCAAACATTATTTTATTTCCCTCTTTCCATAATTGATTACAATCTATTTCAGATTCATCGCAAACAACCCAATATTCTGGATTCAAAACTTCATTATCCAAAACTTGAATAAACTTAATGTTTGTGCATTCATAGTTTCTTTTAAAATTAATTTGCTTGTAAGTTGTCATTGTGTTTCGTTTTAGTTTGATAGATCAAAGATACAACCGTTTATCAAATAAACAAACTTTTCCACAAATTTATTTTTGCAACATGATTGCATAAATATATTTTGTTTAGAATGTAAACGGTTGTAATATTGCGGAAATTAGAGATTATGAGCAAGCAAAAACAACCATGCGGATATTTTGAGTTCTACTCATACCCAAATATAATGCGCAAACCGGGGGCTAACAACTGTTATTGTACCCCGAAAGTTCTGCCAATCAGCGACCTTGATAATTCGTTAGAGCTGACTGAAAGATACGGTATGATTACCATTGCCGTTTTAAAAATCTACTTAAAATAATCACCCATGACCAAGCCGCTCGTTTACTTCCAATTAAAATATTACAGGTTATTTAAGTTATACGGGTTTAATATTCATTCATTTGAAGTTGAAGGTAATTTTACGTTTACTATGACAATGGGGCTACAAAGATTTGTACACGAATATTATAATCCTGTAAAAGATTTTAAATATCAATTAATTGCAACCGGGCATTCATTGCATGATCTGCTTGCAAACGACTTCTGTAAAAAAGTTTATGAACACATAAAAAAAACTAAATGACCAACAAACCAAACCCCCCCCGCCGCTGGATGCGACCGTGCAAAATGGCGGCAACGTTAAACACATCACTTCAGAACATTAACAACATGGTAAACCGCGGTAAACTCGAACGCAAACGGGATGAACGCGGGGTGCTGGTACGGAGGGCTGAGGTATGATAAATCTACACAACATCGACTGCATGGAGTTCATGCGGAATGTGCCTGATAAGTACTACGAATTAGCTATTGTTGATCCGCCGTATGGGATAGGAGCGGAGCAGGGTACTAACAGAAAATCAAGAAAGCAGTTTAAAAATAAAAATCATGGTTGGGATAATTCAGCCCCAAATATAAATTATTTTAAAGAGTTGAATCGGGTCTCTAAAAATCAAATAATTTGGGGCGCAAATCATTTTATAGAAAACATACCTGATTCAAATAGTAAACATTGGCTTATTTGGGATAAAAAAAATCCAGATAGATGCTTTGCAGATGCAGAGTTAGCGTGGTGCAGCAGAATGGATAACGTAAGGATTATTAATTTAAAAAGGGTACAAGAATTAAACAAAGATGATAATGGCAAAATCCACCCCACCCAAAAACCAGTTGCCCTATACAAATGGCTGCTACACAACTACGCAAAGCCGGGCGATAAAATACTGGACACACACGGCGGAAGTATGAGTATTGCAATTGCCTGCCATGATTACGGATTCGATTTAGACCTTTGCGAATTAGACCCGGATTATTACGCAGCAGGAGTTAAACGGTATAATAATCACATTAAACAGTTATCGCTATTATGACCCCCCAACAACGATACAAACAGGCGCACCATGATTACATGATGCGTACTGCGAAGGACTTTTACGAACTATCCGGGGGATGGAAGTATAAGTTAAAAACACCGCAAGTAAAAACAGCGAACGGCCTTACGAATTTCATCTGCAACTATTTAAACTGGTCCGGACACCGGGCAACGCGGGTAAATGTAATGGGCCGTATGATCGACCGTGTTGAGGTACAGCCATCCGGAACGCGGTTGAAGGTGAAGAAATACATTCCATCCACAACGCGCAAAGGTACCGCCGATATTTCCGCAACGATCAACGGGCGCTCCGTTATGCTTGAAATTAAGGTCGGGCGTGATCGACCGTCGGAATACCAGTTAGCGGAACAGCAACGTGAACGCGCTGCCGGTGGTATCTACGAATTCGTTGGAACACCGGAGGAGTTTTTCTTGGTGTATGATCTAATCACTAAAAAATAAATGACAATGAAAAAGACTTATAGAATCGTAAAAGTAGATAACAACGAAATGGGAATATCCTATTATTTAGGAGAATTAAGAATAGGTTTTTTTGGCGATATCTTTATATTTATTCCAATAGTAGAAACTAAAGCACGTACTTATGATGAGTGCTTTGATTTGGTTAAAAAGTATCATGAAAAAGAAAAACAAAATGAAGGCGTATCAAAAGGGTTTACCCTATCTTAAATGTGATTAACTAATTCCCAAACAATGTTTGATTGGTTGTATATTGCGTGAAGTAGCTGCCACTACTAACATTAACTTATTTGTACTCCATATCGGGGAGGGTGGCAGCCCAAACCGATATGGGGTTTTTTATTTTATGATTTCCAACATTGAAGAAATCAAAGCCGCTGCCGAAATAGTGGATGTGATCGGGGCTGAGATAAAACTAAAAAAGCGCGGCGCTGATTGGGTAGCTTGCTGCCCGTTTCACAACGATAAAAATCCATCATTCACCGTATCGCATAGCAAGGGTATTTACAAATGTTTCGGGTGCGGCGCGTCTGGGGATGCAATACAATTCCTGATGGACTACAACCGAATGAACTACGTGCAGGCAATCAGGCACATTGCAGAGCGATACAATATACCAATTGAGGAAGAAACAAAAGAGTACATTAAACCACCTGCAAGGCTTGAGAAACTACAACCGGACACGATCAAATATTTCGAACAGCGCGGTATAAGCAATAACACGTTATTAAGGTTTGGGATCACCGAATGCGTAGAATGGATGCCGGAAGCAAAGGCAGATGTTCGCGCTATTTGCTTTAACTATATCCGCGACGATGAACTAATCAATATCAAATACCGGGCAAAGGGTAAGGACTTTAAACTACACAAAAACGCTGAACTGGCATTTTATAACCTTGACGCAATCGCAGGAGAATCTGAAGTCGTTATTTGCGAAGGTGAAATAGATTGTCTTTCGCTATACGAAGCCGGAATATTTAACGCCGTAAGCGTTCCAAATGGGGCAGGAACCGGAAATCAGCAACTGAAGTACTTGGATAATTGCTGGACGTATTTTGAAGATAAAACCCGGATAATTATTTTCACTGATAACGATACCGCAGGGATAAAATTAAAGAACGAGTTAATGCGGAGGCTTGGTGTTGAGCGGTGTTATTTCGTTCAGTCGGTTGAAGGTTGTAAAGATGCAAACGAAATACTTTTGAAGCATGGTAAAGGGTACCTAAAAGATTTGGTACACAACGCGAAGCCACTACCAATTGAGGGAATTATAACCGTGGAGGATGTGTACAGCGATGTGCTGAATTTCTACGAAAACGGATACCCAAAAGGCGCGGCATGCGGCATTGAAGGATTTGACGATCTGCTAACATTTACCGGAGGGCAGATGACAATCGTTACAGGTTCGCCGAATTCAGGTAAATCTGAATTTAACGCTTTAAGAACAATAAAGCGTGCCTGTGCAAAAGCCTTAGAAATTTCTAGAGCTAATATGACTCAGGCAGGTAGAGATGCAGAGCAAAGATTGTTCGAAATTACTGGTGGACTTGTAAATAGTGTAGGTG